TGCGCCAACGAAGAACGTGCCGATCTAATTCTCTCTAAAATGATATCTGAAACCAATTATGACCCTTATAAGACAATAGAAATAGAAGCAGAAACATATTACAAAAGAGTACATAATACCCAGAACTTACCGTCTTCAAGTTCGATTGCGTCGCAAGATGACATTCTTGATTACAAAGGGTATAAAGCGAATGTACAGTTTCAAAAAGGCAAAGTAACCGAAGATGAGAGGTTAAAATTTCTTGCGAAACTAATAGACGCTACTGACGCGGATAATAGTAATGAGTACTACACGATCGTAACACGTAACGAGCGTCTCGCAGACAAGATTAAATTGGTATCTGATAGTCTCGGTTTTTACACAAAGCTCGAAGGTGACATCCTTGTAGAAGTACAAGACGTCATCAAGTCCAAAACAGAAGATACAGAAGGAACTTCTAGTTCCACAAGTTCTAGTTCCGATTCGTCTTTTGTTAAAGTGACATCGGCCGAAGGGGAGACAATTTCGACGAAACAAGAACTTCAGTACAAGATCACTATTCGAGGAGATTTACAACGCATTCCTGTTACAAACAAGAGAGAAGGATTAGTTTCTTATACAGACGACAGCAATATCACCATTACGGAGATAAGTGATGGAGAATGGTTCGGTTTTGAACTCGATGGTAATAAGAGGTTCTTATTACGCGATATGACCGTCACTCACAACACTACGTTTATCGAAAATATGATGTACATCCTCAAAGATCGCTATCCCGTAGGTACCGCTTTTATCGGTACAGAAGGTGCTTATGAGAGGTTTTGTCAGATCATGCACCCGCTTTACGTACGCCCACGTTACGATGAAGAGGAGGAGAAGAATCACATCCTCCGACAAAAGACTTGCGCACTTGAAAATGGTGGGAAGCACACTGCCAATTACGCTATCAACGTATTAGATGATGTGAGCGATGACCCCAAGATTTACAAGACAAACGTCATGAGAGGATTGTTTAAATTAGGTGCTCAACATTGGCATCAACTATTAATGGTCGGTTCACAGTACGCTATCGATATGCCTCCTGACGTCCGTAAGAGTGTGAGTTACGTAGCGATATTTATGGAACCCGAAGATCAAGAAAGGAAGAAGTTGTATGCTAATTTTGGCGGTTTAGCAGGATCTTACGAAAACTTTTGCGATCTTATGGACCAAATCACTGGAGATTATACATGTCTCATATTTAGAAAGCGTACTCAGACTCAATCTCTCGAAGAGAATGTCTTTTGGTTCAAAGGAAGACAATTACCTCTGTGGAAGTTTGGCTGTAGAGAGTATCGTAAATGGGCTGATGAACGCTATGATAAGGACTACGTTGAAGAGCCTCAAGTATAACACCAGAGAGGAGGAGTATCCCTTAGGCATGATGAGGTACTCATCGCTACGCTCTGAGTAATCCCATTGGTGTTAAGGCTTCGCCTTAGAGTATCTTAACGGCTTTCCCGTTAAGATACGAATAATAACACCAATGGGATTCGAAAGGATACTACCCCCTCTCTCTCTAAGATATGCTTGAGAAATATGCGTATACTACTAATAGATGTTGAGCTCAAGTCGTATACATCATCCTTAACGTAATTTTCTGTACCGTCAGATTTTATACGTTACGTATCGATATTTTTCGTTAAAGATAAGGTGTCTGTTATGAACCCAATATCTGTAAAGTGTATACGCATTAAACATATGTTCACAAATCGCATGATCTTTGATTACATACAAGGCATGGTCCATATCCATATCTGTGAGTGAAATTGCGTTCATATTTATCCACGCAAATACTCACTATTTTTTTTTGTTGTATTGTGATAGATTACGATATCTGTCATAAATAACCAATTGATTACCTATCCAATAGCCTTTCCAATATCCTGGACGTTTTAATACTCTGTCCATAGTGGTTAGACACAATGCCGTAAGCGTAGTATTCGTTTTAAGACACTCGAAGATGTCGTCTAGATTGTAATCTTCCATTTTGATTAATTGCAAGATTTCGATATTTCCGGGAACAAAGAATTTTCCTTTGAGTTGTATGTTGTCTAAAGTCACTTTCTTTGGAGAAGTTATCTTTGAAAGATCTAAATACATCACAACCCTCTCTTCATTCTCGTTTATAAAACCCGTATTACGTATCTCAAGTTCTTCTATATGTAGATCTCTGTCTTCTAACTGAGACATGTCACCCTTTACATCGTATAGCGTAAGCGTAGATATTGTAGTATTCATTTCTAAGGATTTAGCAAAGGAGTTAATATCTAAACTCACATTCATCATCTTCAACTTGGTAAGTGATGTATTCCATTTTACAAGCTCGCGTAAAGTTAGTTCATCAAAAGTACGGAATTTATCAGTTGAAAATGTAAACATGAAACAGAACTCATCAACAGTATCATTAACACATAACGCTTCAAGTATCTTGTCTTTTGCAGAAGGGTATGAAGAACATTCCATACGTAGTTTCTTAAGAGTGGTTGTTTTGGTTAGTAACTCCCCTATCAACTCAAATATCGAAATGGTAAGTTTGGTGTTGTGATCTGAATGATATATAAGATCGGTAATAGTATCCTCTTCTATAAGTTGTTGTAGTTGACGCAATACGTCATCATCCGTATTTTTAATAACAACTTCCATTCTTTTTGTAATACGTCGTCATCCGTACGTTTAAAGCAAACTATCAATTTTAGTATTCTACATGCTCTTCTTTGTAATCAAGAGCTCCTCCACCTAAATCTGCTTCAGATTGTGTATCGGGATCGGGTATAATCTCTGGTTTACATAGTTCCGCGATACTTCGACATACACAACTTTTAAGGGTAACTCCTTCCCCACTTACCAATTTAGTTAATATATCCGCCTTTTGTTCTATAGTTAACGTTTCAATATGTTTACGTACATGTTCGTTACATTCACTCCCCCATTTTTCGGGGAAAGTATGTTCATCATACCAAAACCATTGATACGATGACATTTTACGCAAATTTACAGAGAAAAAATTACAATTTGGATTGTACCAAACCCATAAATAGTCACACCAAAAAGTATCTAATTTTTCACATGGAACTTAATCCTATCACTGATGAAGAAGTTTTTGAGCATATTCCTAATGGATTACGGGTATCGCTCAATCAATATTTCTTAAACCAAAGAAACGTAGAACTGTGTGAAGACATCACACTAAAGTTCCAACCCAATTTCAATGCTGAACAATTTGTGGATGAGGTGTGGTTATCACCTGCATCTTTGGAGCTGTTATATCTTTTTTCTAAAGAGTACCCCGAACATATAGCATCTAAAATAAACGAAGAAGCATGGTCGGAATATTTTGCTGCATACATTTCTTTTCACCCTACACTTCGGGTAGTGTTGTATACTCTCAAACTTATAACCCATTTGAACTTCAATATTTTTACTCAGGAGTTTTATGAACTGATAGCACGGCATTTCTGTCATAAGTTGCAAGAGATAACCGTCAATCTCGCCTCATTAGATTTTATGCTAAATCTATTCATAAGAAATGGTATATACATGAAACACGCTGAGTATTGCGTTAACCAAAAATTTAACGACTATGCAACAGCATTCTCTCTCAAGTATTATGATAATATGAAGTTATTTGATCTCATATCACAAAATCTCGGAATTACAAATTAAATTGTAATTTTGTTTCATATCGTTACGACGATATGAAAGACTTGGATTAACAGTAATTCATACCCGGTCCTCCAAAGAAACACTTTCCAGACCATCTTTTATTTCTGTCTAAACACAAACTCTCAAGTGTAGTATTACATTTCCATAACACCATACATTTGTCTTGTACTTCATGAAAGAAGTGTCCACATAGATTCTTATCTCTCAACCGTTGAACGTGTAGCGCTTTAAGGGTAGTGTTCGTCTTGAGACACTCAAAAATTTCATCCAAATCATAGTCTTCGAGTTTGGTGATCTTTACGTAAAGTAAGTTCTCAGGAATAAAGAATTTACCTGCAAGCTGTACGTTATCAAGGATAAGTTTCTTAGGAAAGGTCATCTTTGATAGATCGATGCTTATCTCTTCTATACCGCATCGTCCACACATACAATCCGTTCTATCGCCGTACAGAAAACCTGTGTTATGAATTTCAAGATCTTCAATGTGTAAATCATAATCCCCCAAGAGAGACATATCGCCTTTTACACCTTTCATAATTAACTCTTTCAAACTTACATTTGCTTCAAGCGATTTTCCCAAAGAACCCACGCCCAGGTGAATGTTCAACAGTTTCATTTTTTTAATCGTAGTATTCCACTTTATCATTTCAAAGAGGGATTCTTGATCGAATGGACGGATGTGTTCGTATGAATGATCTTGTAAATGCGATACAGAACTCATCAACAGTATCATTAACACATAATGCTTCAAGTATCTTGTCTTTTGCGGACGGATAAGAAGAACACTCCACCCGTAGTTTCTTAAGAGAAGTTGTTTTGGTTAGTAACTCCCCTAATAAATTGAACACTTCACATGTTAATTTGAAGTTATGATCTGCTTGGTATTTGAGTTCTGTAACTTCTACGTGATTGTCTATAAAATTGTGTAATCGCAAAAGGATATCACTATCCGTATTTTTAATACAAATTCTGTACTGTCCATGATTTTTAAGATTACAATTTCACCCTTATTTAAGGTGAAATTCCAAATGAGATTCTTTAATTTGAACTTCCTGAAGAGCTTGCTACTGGTGTTACGGGAAAACCCATCACGGTGCAATACTCTTGTTCGTACTGTCCCAAAGGATTCATAGGTTCAATGCCGGATCTTGCTCTCTCAAAGTTGTAACGCTCTACCCAGTTGTCGCGATGTTCAGGTTTGGTCTCTTCCAATCCTTTTAATTCGGTGATGGTGCGTTCTATCTTACCCAATACGTCCTCTACTTTAGCATGAAGAATATCGCGTTCTTCGCACAATCTTCCGAAAGTAACTCTCTTTGTAACGTAATAGTCAAGAGAAGTAGGATCATCGTAAACATCACCTCCGTTACGTAAGCGTTCCTGACTCTCCTTGAGTTCTCTCATGATTCTAGCTTCTTCGTCTGCTTTTTCTCTTGCAGCACGATCTCTCAGAGCAATCTCGGTATCGTTCATCTTGACATCGAGAAGTTTCGAGAACATCCTTGGGTTATCGGTGATAGGAACCCATTGCCCGACGGGAACGGTAACCACGCGGAACTTTGAATCTACCTTCTTGATAATCTTCTCGCTTTCGAGTTCTGCCAAAGATTCATCAGAGTAATTGCCGCGTAACTTCACAAAAGATGTGACAGTGTAACCGTTGGTCTCATCTCGAATAGGTGCGTCAGGAATCATGAAAGAAATTAAACCAAAGCGCTGTCCGCTAATAGGAGGATCAGATGCTGCCCGAACTACCATAGGATACTTGATCGTTTGTCCCTCGACAGCAGCATCAAGAACATCACCCTTCAATTTAGGATAACGTTTATCAAGCCAATAGGGAGCATTAGAAGGTGGATTACTTTCAGACATTTTTAGAGGTGTATCAGTTCCAGAGGTGTATTAGTTCCAGTGATGTATATACTTTCTTAGATACGTTAATCTTTAAAGTTAATCCTTATGAAGTCCAAATTTTAAAAATTAGAATTCGAAAGTTGTCATATCATCCATCTTGTAAAATGTCGTCTGATGATGATACGTTAGAATTAGTTATAAGTTCGGATGACGATTCCATCCCCTCTTTTGAAAATCTATCTATATCGGAAGTAGAATCCCCTACAATTCCAATTCCGAAATCTACCAAAAATTATACTGCACAAAATGTGTATTGCGCACTCGCGAATCGGTATAATACGTCCGTTGCAGTTATGAAAAAAATTGTTGTGGATATAAAGAACGACATTCCAAAACTGGTGAAAGCCCGAGGCGTTGACGAATATGAAATCTACGATGTGTCTATAAGAAACATCGTGGACGAACTAAAAACGGTTATTACAGATGCAGATGTAATTGTTGCTTCAAAAAAGAGAGTAATATCATCCAAAGATGACATTGCAAAAGTACAACAGCAAGTAAAACTATACGTTATGAAAATTTTATACCCGAAATACAATTTCACAGATATAATCCACGAAGAAGTACCGTATAGTAAACCACCCATACACAAAGATGAAGAAGCTTCTACATCAAAAAAAGATAGTGCATGTACGAATAGTTGCTGTATATGCTTTGAAGATGTAAGCGTCAACAAAATATCAAAAGGAGATGGTCTGATCTGCCCAAAGTGTAACGTATGTTATTGTTATACGTGTCTCATAGGGCAGATTACTTCGACGAGAAATTTGCTTGTGTGTTCCACAAAAGGTTGCAATACACCGTTGGATGAATTTGTGATGTATCCGTATTTTACGAAATCTCGCATATTGTCTTTTCGTCCGCATAACAAGGAATGTCTCGTTGATATTGAACTCAGTCTTCTTGACGCGACGCGTCAGCGTGTTTACACGGACGGATGTTTTTCACGATTAGGGTGTTCATACGTTGATCTTACTGGAAGAATGATACCTATAGGATTGAAACGAAGAGTTGTACATAAATCAGTGGGTGTAAAGCTGTGCGGTATCAACGGTTGTCCTGGTTTTTTGAATGATCGATGGATATGCGGTATATGCGAAGCGAAAAGGTGTAGACAATGTCATGCGCAAAGTATAACTGCACAACACATATGTAGTCCCGAAGATTTAGCTACCGTAGATGCAATACGCAAAGACAGTTGTCAATGTCCGAAATGTGGTGAATATACGAGTCGTATCCATGGATGCAATCACATGTTTTGTGTCATGTGTAAATCGTCTTTCAATTACGTCCAAGGAGGAGTCGGAACCTACTTGGCGGATTCTCATAACACGAACCCTGAATACCAAAGGTATCGAAGAGAACTGAGAGCGCAAAATACACCATCCACGCAAAATGCCAGTTCACAAGCATCATCATCTGAAGAATTTCAAATTGGGGTATGTCAAGACGAGTGTCCTGTAGAAGCAGCTATCCCATCCGCTGTGGATATCGTTAACGTTATGGCGATGGCACTTTGCGATAGGACTAAAATTGCGCAAGTACTTCACATTCACCGTATGGCAGGAGAAGGGTCTGAAGTAAACCAATATTTAGAGACCTGTTCTCGTTCGGAAGAAAATAAGGACTGTGAGTTTTATCGCGAGTTGCTTATTCTAGCTAAAAATGGTACGAAGTTGCCTCTTGATTCGTATATTGAAGATCCATCCATTAAGTCTATGTATCGCAGAAAACCAGAAAACAAATACATCACCATCGTAGACTATTTACATCGTATTCCCGGCGCATTGTCAAGCTGTATTAATCCGGACGGTTCATATAACGAAAAGATTGTTCTATCGCAATTAAAAAAGCGTACGCTCATGATATATCGGGAGAAACAGAAGAATTACCACTATCGCAACCTCTTACTCACGTTTAAAGTTGCGTGCGGTGATATCTTACGCAACATCGTCTCTTTTGGAAACGCACTTCATTCGATTCATCTGTTAAGATCTAAAAATACATCACAAGGTAGTGTAGAAGATATTGTAACTTCCCTAAAAGCGATTGAACTTGATATACTTTCCCATCTTTCATCTTTTCAAGGTCTTAAGCGTTACGTGAACGAGACATTCCGCGAAATCGCTATCATGCTTGGGTATAGTGCAGATAACGTTCCTGGTATCACGGATCGTTTTTCTTTTTCGAAGAATCTTGCAAAATTAGCAGGCGACGTTCACCACAACGTCGATAAACATCTCATCAAGGAAACACTAGAAAAGTATGTGTGTAGATTTTTTGATTTCGTAGATCTCGTCAAGAAATTCGGGGTCGACGGTAGCAACAAAATGAAATTATCGTGTAAAGGAATTATCCGCTTTGGTGATCCTGCAAAATTACAGGATAAGTACACGTCTATTAAGATTTCTGATCTTAATCTATCAAACAATCAATTACGCAGCGTTGATTTTGGTAACGGCCTGAAGACATCGTTTACAACGATAAATTCTCTTGACCTATCTTCGAACCCTCTTGGCACTATAACGGCGGATATGTTTGCACCGTTAATTTATTTACAAAATCTCTACCTTTTGGACTGCGGAATTACACATATCGAAGACGGCGCATTTGATTCTAACATCCACTTACGACTGTTGACATTAGACGGAAATAACATAAGAGATCTTCACAAGTTTAAATTCTTACCCAAATCTGAACGCGGCGTTCAACAACTCAACGTTTCGAGGTGTCGTATTCCCGTGTTAGATATGAACTTTATTCCTGCTTACGTTGCGAAGTTTGCAGCCAGGGGAAGCAAAATTACTAGTGTTATACCGAGAACTTCAGTACATACCGCAATGCAAGATATAAGTCTATCCAGCAATATTATCACCAAAATAGATGAAAAATTTGTAAGGTCCTTCATCAACCTCAAGCGCTTAGATTTAGATGCGTGCAAGATCAACTATATACACCCCGACGCATTCATAGGATTACCTGTGTTAGGTATCATCGATCTTAAAGATAACAATCTTACGCAAATCATTCTTTCCCCCGAACGATCGCTTGTTGATTCTCATTTTAATTTGAATTCGTTCACTAACCCGATTACAAAGCGCATATACGTTAAGGGCAACCCTATGACCAAAGCCGCAAATATTTTTATCGATCTTGCTGTAGTGGGTATACCTGGTTATCTCCTCACCGGTAACACCTTTCACTAGAGAGAATATAGAGTCAATAAGAGTATCAGAGAGTTGCAGCAACATTCGTGCGATCTACAGTTTGAGTTCTCGTTACAATGGAACTTTCAACTTCGCTATTTTGATTTTCTTTATATTTTCAATGACGTAATAAAGTTTAATTTACCAAACATAAAAGGTGCAAGATCCAGACAAGAAAGAACCTTATATTTGTATACACATCGATACGTATTAGAATTGTTAGCTCCTTGTATCTCAAACTTGATGTCGTCGAGAATACTTAAGCAGGCGTCAACCGCAAATAGCGAATTGACGTCATTTAGAACGAAATGTAGTTATTGTGGCACTGTGGC